AACAGAAAGATCTGGCATTTGAAGCGGCGATCAGAGAAGACGAACGTAAAAAATTCAGGGAAAAGTCAAACAACGCACAGCCGATAAAGAAAAACGAACCGGCTCCTGTAAAAACGACTACTTCCACCGTGAGTCATCAGGCGCAAGTTGCAGCAGGGATGATCTCTGAAAGAGAGTAATAACAATTAAAAAATCTAAAAATGAGTACACCAAAAGGACCAGATGTACGGTCAACAACAACCGAAGGTCAATATACAGAAGGATGGCGATTTCTAACCGAAGATCGCACATTGGAAGTTCAACAGTACGGGAAGCTTGTACAGTTATTCGGTAAGGGCTTGATGACTTGGGATGCGTGGATGCTCTTAGGACGCCACGTTGATGTTTCAACCCGAAATCTTCAGGTGATTATGGAAGGTAGCTTCCTTGATACCGTTGATGTATCAGTTCAGGTAAGTTCAGGTTCGGCAAATGCAGACTTGACTTTCGTAGGTGCAAAAAACACCCTTCGCGTAGGATTCGTAGTTCACATTCCTGCAAAATATACCGGCGGAACAGTTTCGACTTCTTACCGCGGCGCAAGCAAAACTTATAGTGAAACTTCAGGCCCTGGTGCAACTCCTGCATGGACTTACGTTTGTAAACCATTACAGACTGGACAGCAGATTACTGCCGCCATCCCAGTTGGTCAGAAATTTTTTACGTTCGTCTTCTCTGATCGCCGCTTCAAATGCCAGATCTTTCTGTTTGTCGTTATTAATCTTAGCGAGGTCCAATACAGCTTCCCATAAGTCGGCCTTTCCTTTTGGTGTTGCCAGATCATACTCCCCACTCATAACGGCTTCCGTGACAAAATCTTCATACTCTTGGCGATCTTCGGCAGTTAATTCCAATTTGAATTTATACCATCCATTGAGTACAAGTTCTTTAAGGTCACTTTCGATCAATGCTTTAGCGATAGGGGCAATACCACTTCTCTTGGTAGCTAAGTCCTCCTTGCTACGCGAAGTTTCTGCTTCGATTTCGGCTAAAATATCAATTTCAGAGTCCTTTGGAATCTGCACATCAGCCCCGAGGTTAGGCAATGATTTTCGTGCGCTTGCAGCCAAATAATCGACTCTATCTTTATCGTCCTCCGATAAGGAATCGTATCCTTCTGCGATTGCCTCCGGATCAAGTCCTGAAGTTAATAGCTTTTGACGGAATGGGTTCCTGATCTGACCAGGAGCTTCCAACTTAGCTGCTAACTCAATTACTTCGAGCGATGGTAATTCGTTCACATTACTGTGCAAAATGCGGCTAATTACCGCTTCTTTTCCTTTGTAATCTTCCTGTTTTGCGAGCTGTGCTGCCACATACGCCTTTTCATCAGGGAAATAACTCAGGATATTCTGAGATGATTTCAGTTTTTCTACGAGCTTTGGAATTACTTCAAGTTTCTTATTTACAGAATCCAAGCCATTTACTCTTTCTTTGTAGGCTTCAATTTCTGCTTCATCCTTAAATTCAATTCCGAATAATTTTGATGCTACGGCCAATCTTTTATTGGCAGGGAGCGTATCAATATCAATTTCATTCTCTGCTTCAACTTCGACTTCTTCTGCCGGAGTTTCTTCAGTTTCTTCAATAACCTCTTCAGCAGTTTCTTCTACCACTTCTTCAACTACTTCTTCTTTTTCTTCGGTAGTCTCTCGTTCGGCTTGTCTCTTCAATAAATAATCGTCTAATTCGTCTGACATGGTTCAAATTTTTGGTTATGGTATTCTGTTCTGGTAAATATATAAATTTATTCTACAAATGCGAATACTGTATAATTATTGCATCGCAGCTTGTTCTTGCGGCGCACCTTGCTGTTGAGGCATTGTTCCTTGAGCTTGCGGAGCAGGTTGTGCCGGAGCCGAAATTCCTTGCTGTATTCCCTGATTTGGAAGCATATTGTATTTCAATACATAATCGTTTGTAAACTTCCTTCTCATAAGCTCAAATTCATAGTCTTGGGCTTGTTTTGCCGCCTGTTGTTTGGCCTGCTCCATTTGAGCAAGTCCATCATTCTGAGCTTTTGATCTTGCGATAGATTTCTGCTGTTCATCGTCAGCTTTCTTTTTCATCATATACCCTAGGAGTATTCCAATCCTTCTGATGTTCTGTCCGGTTTCAATCATGTCAAGAATCTGCATTGCTTCCGGAAGATGAGTAGTGCCGTCGGCGGATGGAGTAGAGAACACTTTCAGCATCTCCATAATATTCCGTTTCTTCTCGGTTATGTCCGTCGCTTGGAGCTGTATGCCATACTCAACATGATTTTTCTCTGCGTCGAGTATCGCTTTCATTCGCTGTTCTCCGATTACCTCTGCGTATGAGTCTGCGATGTGCTTATTCATATTGCAATAGGTTCTGATCTTGTAGCAGATGTTTACTGAAACATCCTCCTGAATGTCGGTTACTGCCCTGACAATGTTGTTGATAATCTCATTGGTTCCTTGCAGCGAAATCTGCATGTTAAACTTTGCCACATTCGGGTCGGCCTGCTCTCCCGTGGATATGCCGGAGATTCCAGAAGTGCTTTCGATCAATGACAAGTATTTAGCCATTGAATCGAATTGTATTTTAATGTTCTCGTAAGAACTATTATTCAAAGGGATTACCGGAGGACCTGCTGATCTTCCAAATCCTGACAATGAATTCTTCTGCTTGTATAGCAGGAATGAACTTTGTTTGTAGAACTCTAAAAGCTCCATGGAATCCCAACTCTTGTCTTTACCGATTGAAATTTCTTTGATAGCGCCAATATCTACTGCAAACCCGTTCCCGATTGCCTGCGAAATTGCATGTTGTGCTTTAATCCAAGACAATTGAAACCCTTTCAGAAAAGGTTTAATCTGAACAATGATAGGAGTGGTATTTAGCATTACTCCGCGATAAGAAAGGCGAGGAACTTTGAACTTATCTCTTGGGATGTATTCTGATTTTCCCCAATCAAATACATAGTCAGTTCCGACTACGAATGAGCATTTTCTGACGTACCTGATTTGGTCATCTCTCAATTCTTCATTCTCCTGAACCTGCCCATTATATTTTTTGGTTCTAGTATCGCCAACCTTATTCTGAAACTCGACGTACTGCTCATTGTCAATATCAACCCACTCACAATTAAATACCGGTACCTTAAAGGCATCGAATCCTAAATATGCTGACATACCTTCTCCGACGATCTTATTGTAATTGTTCCATTTTTCTCTTGTAGGATTTCCGTATTGTCCGACATACGCCTGAGCGAGTGCAGACGCCTGTTCTTCGGTAAGATTTAGTCGCTGTCTTAATTTAGATACTTCTTCGAGTGATTCGTGATACCCAAACTCTGCATTTTTGAATGACTTGGTTGTAGAGAACTGAAGTCCTGCTGAATTAATGTCGATGTATTTTACCACTACGCGATTAAGTTCCCTATCAAACTCTTCCTTAATCATTGCAAAACCATTCGAAATCAGATCATCCTTGATCTTCTCTCCAACTTCTTTATCCCATTCCGACACATCGAATGAATGTTTCAAAAGGTCTTCCATAGAAATGGCATATGATCTTTTAAAACCTCCTGATGCAGCGTACAATTCAAGTTCGTCAAGATTCTGTGGCATGAATGTAGGCTCTTCGATTCCTATTCCTGCAATTAGTCTTTGGGTATCGACCCATTTCTGGTTTTGTTTGTAGAACCAAAGTTTATATTTTTCTGACTCTTCATTTTTTACCGAGAACGAATCAATGGCATTGACTCCCATTTCGTAATACATTGCCCGGGTGTGCTCATTGATTTTAGTCTTGATCTTTGGAGCTACACTTACCGGAGACAAATCAAGGTTGATCCATGCTTTTTTACCAGAGTCGTTGCTTCCGGCTTCGTCCCTGTTATCAAAACCAGCAGGATCAAAATTAGTTTTCCCAATTGGAGTACTATCTTTAGTCCCAAATATTGCGTCAATAGCAAATGATGTATCGTGGGTTCCATTCGACCATCTTCGATTTTCTTCAATGGAAGCCTTTGTGTCTGTTCCGATCCATGTCGCTCCATTCTGATAAAGACTGTAAATCTTTTCAGCCCACATCTTGTGATAGTCTTCCTGCTTTTTGTCGGGCATCAATCCCTGATCCGGATAAATGAATGATTCATTTTTGTAGTAATCCGAACCTTTTACCTCTAGCTTTGTAGTTTTTAATACTACTTCTTTTTTCTTAGCCATTATCGGTATTTATATGTTTTTGCTCCAAGGGAATATACTTCTTCAGCTTCCCCGAAATTATTACCCATTATATCAGCGTACATGCTCTGATCTCCAAACAAACACTCTATCACTGCTGCTAATCCATCAAAGTTTGTCAACTGCTCCATTGATGATATTTCATCAGCCTCTTCCATCCATTCTTTGATGTTTTGGATTTTCGAGTGAAATGTAATAAAATTTGCCAAATAATCGAAACCATCTTTTTTATTATTACCGAGATGAGTCCCAGGTTTATTGCTTCGTCTGGTTTCGCTATTTGTCGTTACATCTACTCCGTAATTTAAGTATCCTCCCATTCGCCACTCTATGATTCTTTCCCACACTACAGCTACGTTTGTCTCAGGATGTATCAGCCCTCCATAATAAATTGCAGCCTTTAATGCTTCTTCTGCGGCTTCGTATGATGAGGCCAGCCTAGCTCGCATGAATGCAACAATTTGCTTGGTTACCCAATCCTTAGCTTCTCCAGAAAGATCAATTTTCTTATCCCTCTTGCGTAACACTGCAATGCCGGTATCCGACTTCTTTGTTCTCTTTCCAGAAAGATATGATGATTCTGATTTGTTTGAAAATTGAGATGGATCCACTCCGATTATAAATTTTGGATTGGCCGGTCTGTTTACAATGATTTCATCATCCTCAAATGCCGAGTAGTCTTCCATGGTTGACATTTGGTTTGCCTGACCTTGTGGCATCTCGTATGAAACAATCCACTTACCTTCCGGATTCTCTTTAAATATTACATTGAAACTTCCGATTCCTCTTGCCAAATCAGGGCGATTTATCCACTCGAAATTGCCACGCTTAGATTTTGACTTATTTTGAAGTTCAATAATTCTTGATCTTAACTTTTCGTTGTCGAGTCCAAGCAATCCAGAGATTCCGGTCCAGCATTCATCATAGTCAATCGGGAACTTACGAACCTCACTCTTCAACTTCTCTGTCTTGGCAACATCACTATCATCAGTTAAAAACTTTCGCTTATTTCGGATATACATTACTGAGCCAATATTATGCTTGTATCCGGATTGAACTTGCCGGGGAGTTGGTCTTTCCAGAACCGGTTCTCCCCACGCATCGATGTATTCTTCCATACACCAGTCGCTCGAAAAAAACATCAGCGCTAATCCGGAGTTTGTCTGCCCATCTGCCCCACGACTATAAAAATTCGAAAGATCGCACATGACTTTATAGTCAGAGCCACCCTCTGTCATTTTTTCAACCGTAGATGGATGAACGCAAAATCCTATGATCTTTCCTCCACCGGCAAGCGTCATGGCTTGTTTGTTTACATTCCATCGTTCCTGTACGTTTCCTGTACGTTTTCCCTTCCCTTGTTCATCGAAAAGTGCCGAGACAAGCATTTTACCATCATTGGCCATATCTCCCGCAGAATCGGTGTAATCCACCCTGCTATCGAGTGGATCAATATCTGTTTCAGTAGATGATGAGAACACGATCTTACCACTACTTTCCTTTCCTTCCCAAGCAGGCTTCATCCACATTGGCCAAGCCTTCCATGATGGTACCAATTTCTGCATATAATGGGTGCTGGCATTATCCCCATCCATAGAAACGATTGTAGCCAGCTTATCAGCGCCACGCTCCCCGGTAATGATTCTCATCATGATATGAATAGCCTGATTGGTTAATCCTTCTCGCCTACCCTTTGGTTCTATGCTTCCAACGAATAGGGTTCGACCAACATCAGCCATTCGATAAACCAAATTCCCTGACTCATCCATAACTTTTGCAGCAAGTCCTTTATCGTCGTAGTCGAGAAATGTTTCTGTTGTATTATGAAGGTAATCTCTAAATAAAAACCGGTATAATTCTTTCTTTCGATACTCCGGATACTGGTACCCATTAGCCGTAGTCATCCGGTGCATATTCAGATAGGAGAAATACCATGGCGGGATATAAGTAGGCTTTCCGTCAATGAAAATCCAATATCCATAATTTGCGAACCAAATGTATCTTTTAATGAAAAGTATTTCATCCACATAAGAGTCTCGGTGCATTTCAATTTCATCCCAGAAGTCTTTCAGGATGTCAGTTCCGTATGTAGTCTTTGAAGTCGTGCGATGATCGGATAATATTTTCTTTTGAAGTTCTACGAGTTTAGGCGGAATATCAAGTCTTTTGAATGTTTGCTCGTCCGGATGTAAATTAAAGCCGTCGATTAGGTGTAATGGCGGTGGCTCCGGAAGTGATACGCGGATTGGTCGCAGATTCTTTGATCCGAAGTTTACGAGAAAGGAACGGTCTACGTCCCGGTAAAGAGGGCTGAATTTACAATAATCTTCACTACTCATCATCGGATATTAAGGATAAAAAATTTTGAAGTTTATGAACTAACTTAAAATCTATTCTTTTCCCATTTCCAAGTTCAGTCCAATAATGTCCTTTATGATTTGAACTAATTATAATCCCACAAACAACCCATCCCCACGGTTGTAATATGGCATTAAGTTTAATCATCCAATTATCGGTAAGTATGATTGGATTAATTTCATTAGCCCACAAAATCCTACCATCCAATCCAATGACCTGATAATCTCCAAATGCAGTATTTTTTATTTCAAGCTCACCGTACTCAGTTGAAATATAGTTTCCTATTTGATATTTTGGTTTATTCATCTCCTAAGAATTTCATTTTATCCACTTTATACCCATCTCCATAAGGATTAATATCGACAAGTGGTTCTCCGTTTTCTTTCTTTGAAATTAGCGATTCAGGCCTTAATTCAAGACTTCTTTTATAAGCAAAGGCATAGAGTACATTCTTCATTTCGCGCTCTTCTCCGCCGCTGAAAATCTTATAGTCAAGTCGGTCGATGTCATCCTTGATGGATTCGGCCATTTTCTTCAATCTTTCAAAGTCAATGGACTTATCAAACTTATACGCCTGAAGGTCCTTCATAACATTGTAGTACATCTCTGAATAGATTGATAGCATGGCAAAATCGTTATCAAATTCCAAAGCCAAGTACCTTACGATGACATTATTTAGCGACGCCCTCTTGTTGAAGATTATGTCTTCACATTCAGATATGAACTTTTCTGATCCGTCAATTTTAATTAACGGGAATCCGGCTTTAATTGCACTATTCTTTTTCTTGATTATCCATTCTGATTTGTGCTGCATGACAATTGCCGAGTTACGGTCATAACAATGCACCATATATCGAATAAGCATTGCAAGCGTGATACTCGAAGGCAATTCTTCGTTCTGAGCAAATATTTTAAAATCTTCGTGTAGATTACAAAAATCAATGATCAAATCTTCATCTGGTAGTCCCACATTAAGCAAGCATCTTCCGGCCATAGGTTGTTATTTTGGATTTCTAAATATATGTATTTTTTATTACGATTCGAAGACCAAATAAAAATCCCTGACACTTGGCGATGTCAGGGATTAAAATATGAAACACGAGTGAAAAGTCCTATTCAGGATCAACAGTAAGAGTTACTACCCAATTGCGTGTGGTTATGCCATCCTGAGCAATGATCGTATATGTTTTAGGAGTAGAGAAGTTATTTTGAGTAACTTCTGTAACCTGAGCTGTCACTCCAATCTTGACGGACGTAATCGATGCAGACGTTGTAAAGGTCGAAGCTAAAGCCGTTATCACCGTCCCATAAGGTGCAGTCAATGCAATAGTTCTTGCGGCAGAATTAATCGTACTCGTACTTCCGACAGTAGGAATGGAATACGTCAAAATTTCAGCGGCATTTGAATTAACGAGATCTTCAAGAGTTCCATCAATAAATACAGACTTATTGATAAAGCTTCCATCTGAGTAAATAAACTCTACGACAGAAGTGTCGATTGCTCCATTAATCAATGCCTGAGCATTACGAAGCGATACGAGATATTTTTCATTGAATGAAGTCACAGTAGTTACGCCGGTGCTCGGATTCAATACATCGGCGGTAATGACGTTGATCAACGAGTCAGTGGCCACTAGGGCGTCTAAGGTCGCCTTACTAATATCCAACGTATAACTTACTGGCTGAGTTTTACTTCCGGGCTCCTGGTCGTAACGCACGACGACTTTGGTCGAAGCGTTGTTGTAATATTTTACAATATTCCGAAGATTAAAGGCTATCGTGCCAGTTTTGGCGATGCCGTTGACATGTGTGAAATTTACTACTTTCATGTTCTTTATTTTTATATCACCCGAACATTCGAGGACGATCAAATGTATGTTTTTATTTTAATTATTCAAATATCACTTAACGTAAAATCTTCCGGTTGCAGGATTTACTCGATACTTTGATCCATTTATTAAAACTGATTTCTTTTCAGTTGTATTGACTGGTTCGTCTGGATTTGGATCAACAATCAAAACCTTTGCCGAATATGTAGGTATTGATACGCTTGTAACGTATTTCGTTCCATAAACATCAACCACTGGAAGCGTTAACCCTACTATCTTTGGTGTCTTGGCAGTATTGTATTCCAAAATAATATCAGATTCAAGCAATGGAGTTGCTCCTACATTACCACTAATTACGTCTCCGCCATTACCATTCTCTGCATTAAATTCAGATATGGTATGTGGATAATCGTTTGCGGCATCATTTCCATAATAAATCAAATCAGTAATCCCATGATTATAAAGGATATTATCTTTAAAAGTGTTTGCTCCTAATTGCTGATCGTACTCATAAATCTGGTATCCGCCTGACCGCGTAGATTTTCCGCAATTATAGACTATATTCCCAATAACCTCAACTCCTTGCACATTGTAAACTCCAGCTCCATAAGGACTAAGGATAATACCCGAATCATGGGTATTCATTATAGTGTTGTTATGAATTTTTGTTCCTGTTACGTCAACTACATATGGGTTACTAATTTCAATACCACCACCTGTCTGCCAAGGTTTCGCTGCAACTTCAGACGATCTATTATTCCCGTCTATAATATTATTATATACTTCACATCCTGTTGATCCAGCCTGACTATTGACGGTAACGTCAAAGAAATGATTTTGGTAAACCTTATTGCCAGAACCCATCCCTTGATTAGTTACTAATCCAAATCCACGACCGTAATAAATATTGGTGCAAGAAACGTAGTTATTGAAAAATAAAATATTAGATGAAGTGTACCCCGCTGTTAATCCTTCAATCATTAATGCGCCATGACCCCAATCCTTAAAAGTATTATCGTGAATTAGCCACGTATCAATTCCATCAGCAAGCCTAATGCAGTCTAGTGTTGATTGGTCCTCGTAGTCATAGAAGAAATTAGTCGGTGCTCCGGCATCAAACATACAGTTTTTAACTTCGCAGTTATTTACCGTAGTTCCGGGCGTTGTAGAATTAACGTCAATACCGCATCGGTCACTTTGATATCCAATATTACAGTTGTCAAAAGTCAGGTAATCGCCATTTGTAATTCTTACGGACGTATTTGAACCTCCCTGAAAATCAATATTATCAACCGTGACGTGAGAATAGTAAATTCGTATTGCTGTTTGTCTGACACATCCTGACGTTATTGACGTAAGTGATGTTGCGGGATTCATAGCAGAATACAAATAAAATACATGTGTTGAAGTATTGTAATAGAATCGTTCAGTAGAAGTAACTGTTGCTGTAAGTGCCTTTTTAACTTCCGTCCCGTTCAACCATATTCGTTTGATTTCAGGCGGTGCTGGAGATAACGTAATCTGCCAGATATTACCAACATTTGACCAACTAGCAGAAGTTTTCCAATTAGCCAATTCATCAACAGCTGAGATTACTGGTTTTGCTCCAGTTCCGTAGTCAGCAATGATAACAGGATTACCTAAGCTTCCTGCGCCAATAAATGACAGCTCTTCTCTCCATGTATCTCCACGTTTAAAATAAACTATATCTCCTGCCACAAATGAAATACTTCCCACCTTAGTGCATGTTTTCCATGCCTGTGCGTCTGAAAGTCCTGTATTCGTATCACTACCTAAATTTTTGATATAATATGCCGTCATGATTTAATTATTTAAAGATACGATAGGGACTTTTTGATAATTTGTTGAAATAACTCCAAGAGTCGCTGGCATTACTCCGGACACTGCTGCATTGTCTGCCGTTCCCTGAATCTTTACATCAGCATCAAAAGCCGCAGAACCATACGAGTACAGAGCCATTACCCTAATTGTATTGACTGAATTTGAATATGCAACCCAATACCATCCAGGAGTTAAAGTAGTGGCAGTAACATTCGATGTTATTACTCCAGGAGTCGCTGCCGAAACAGATTCAGCCGCAACTAATTTAGTATTTTTTGCTTCATTATAAACAGCCCAACTTACGGTTCCTCCTGCCGCTTCGGTTGTAATATGAAAGACAAAGTTATTCACAGTTAGCGCGAATGGAATATAGAATTTTGCAGCATATACTATATCTGCCACCATTGCATCTCCCGCAGCAAAAGACATCCCTAAAGCAGTAATTCCAGCCGGAGCAACATATTTTATTCCTGTAGTAGTATTTGCTTTATTCAAAAGCAGGACATCGACTTCAGCTTTTGTATAAATTGGAGTAGGGTCACCATCTACTATTTGAGGATAACGGGCATCTGCTTCATCCTGAGTGATAAATCCCAAATTGGCATTGCCAGGATAAATATACACTATCTCATTTGCAGCTTCTGAGATAAACATTCTTTCTTTAATAAATCCTCCATCTGAATACTGAATCTCCAATTTATCTGTCAATACCCTACTTATGGTAGTTTTGACACTACTTATTTTTGAGACATATGATTCATTGATAGAAACGGCAGTTCCGGTCCCTGTTGACGGATTAACCTCTGTAACTTTAAGTATTGTTATCGAGTTTTGTGCTGGAATCAAAAGATCAAGTGCTGCCTTAGAAATCGTAGCAGTATAATTTACCGGCTTGTCTTTTCCATTGATGTCGGCATTGTATCGGATAACTGCCTTAGATGAGGCATTATCTTTATAGAGAATGATGTTTTCTGGATTAATCAACATTGCGCCTGATGCGGCAATTCCATTTTTTGCTGTAATCGAGATTGATAGCATAATATTCAATATTTTAGTCATCTATGAGTTTAGAGACATTTCAAATATAGAAAATAATTTATATCTTTCGAAGGATTAAATTATTTATTATGCCACTCAAGAAAACTGCACTTTACTACAGATCTCATCCGAAGGCTAAGGCTGTCAAAGATGCCTATAATACTAAGTATGAGTCTACTCCAGAGAGGATAAAGTATAGATCAAAACTTTCAGTTATTCGAAAGAAACGCAAACTTAAAGGGGACTCTCGTGACTTGTCCCACCAAAAAAACGGCTCCCTAATTTTAGAGAACCGTTCTAAGAATCGTGCTAGGCAGGGCGCAAATGGAAAATCTACGCTTGGATAATTTTGTCCGGAACCTTATCCTCAAAATACGGAAACACATCCACAATGGGACTCAGCGAAAGCGAAGTCACTTCGTATGGAACCAAAATATAAGCCAATCCTTCTTTCATTCGTTCCATAGCCTGTTCGATATTATCGGCAGCGATCAGGAAGTAGTTGTTAATTTTCTTTTCCTTTCCGGCTTTTTCATCAATCGTTACGATCTGCATTTTTCCTTTCCACCAATACTCTCCTGTTTCATGAGCGAATATCTCGACAATATTCGATTCAGACACTTTGCCAACGACAAACTCTCCGCGAACCATCGACATTAATTGCTCGGTCATTCTCGCTTCCGCCTCGGTACATCCCATAGCGTCCACCAAATAAGTTTCAGACACTTTACGCTCGCGCCCGTCGTCATCAACGCGGCAATACTTGCATTTTACTTCATACCAGTTCTTCATGATTTTTAATTTATTGGTTAATATTTAAAGCCTTTTTTCTTTTCTTTCTTCATTGATGTCAAATGATACTTGCCGCAGTGGGGACACGCATAGCAGCGTTTTGGCTTTTTAGTGTTCTGTCTTCTCCTTACTCCACGGCCTATCTTATTGGCAACATTTACCACATACTGTGCTTCATTCCAAGTATCAAAAGGTAGTTTTTCGCAAGCCATTTTAGTTAGTTTATTTCAGGCATTCCAATAGTCGAACTAAAACCGTTTTACAAACTGTGATAATTCAATTGAAAGTTTATCATCTTCATATTGATCAAATTCAACCACAATAGGCTGTTCTTCGAGTTCTATGAGGAAGTTTAAAACCTTAAACATTTGGATAGTATCAAACGTAAATTTTTCATGTTCACACCCAAACTTTTCTAAAATATGAACATCCATATAAACTTCTGGTTCTTTACTGAAAGTAAGTTCGCCTGTTTCTCTGGTAAACTCGAATGACTCACATCTCAATTCAATTGCCTTTTTTATTACTCTTGAAAATTCCTTTGTTGATAAAACTGTTTTCATTTCGTTAATTTTAAATTGTATCATACTCAGTGTATTGCTTCAAATAATCAAGGTTTTCAAACCATGAAAAAAGGTCTTTTTCATTTATGACACAGTTCCCTTTGTGATCGTTTCTGCTTCCGGTATTGCGGAGAAATACTCTCGCCATAAGATTGCCTTTTTCTTTTTCAAAGGCGTTTACCTGCATGGCTTTAATGCGCTTCAAGTGATAATTAATATCAGGTTCTGACTGATCACATATTTGAGATTGATCATTTATTTCAGCGCATTGTTCCTGAAATGTTTTTTGGTGCATAATTGGCATAATTTTAAATTTTTAAATGGTTCAAATAGGTCCAAATTATAACTTTTCTACATCGCAAAGCATCATCCACCAGTACGCTGCATATAACTCAACATCAATCACACTCCTCAAGCTACTTTCAAGTTTTAATGGGGATGAATGAACCATAAGCAATACCCTGTCATCTTCCTCCCAAATCATTGGAACGTTTCGTTTTTTAAGAAGTGATACCGGTAGCTTCTCGGGCAGAATGAATACATCCCATTTATCTGAAATCTTTTTAGTTTCAGAATAAGCTAATGCTGTTTTAACTTCCAGAACTGCCTTAAATAATACATATCCATTTATCGGGCAAATATCTCCATTTCTTCTTCTGGCAAGTAAATGATGATAATCTATCTTTAAATACTTCTTACCAGAACAGCACAGAACAGCACAGCCTTCTATTACATGAGCAGACCAGAATACTTCATCGCCAATTTCAATTTCGAGTTCAGTTTTATAGTCGAAATTTCCAGGATAAATCGACTTAGGCAGTGCCGATACTATTCCTGATCTGGGCATAAAATCTGATACTGAATATCCCTTTGTGTCAGACCATGCATCTTCTGAAAATGCAGATTTAGCGATAATTCCAGATTCTGTTTTGAATTCAAATGAGGTATCTTGTATTTCTACGAAGACGTGATTGTTTAATGGGCGTCCAAGGCTGGGTATTAGCAATTCATTTCTCATCTTTTTGTCATTTCGATAAAGTGATCAATATTTGCGATGATATAATCCTCGCTCCAAACTTTAGTGTTTTTAAACTCTTCGCCACAATCACATTCTGTTAAAAACAAATTACCACAATTCGAACAAATAAAGGTATAGCCATCCTCTAATACCGAATTTTTAATTTGTGAGATTAGCCCATAGCCTTCATTTCCAAATTCTCCGGTAGTGCATATCTCGGCGACTAACGATTTTGCATCGCTTTTAATAATCTTTACGTCGAGTTTTTTATACTCAGACACTCTTGGATTAACAGGAAATTCTTCTTCTATCTGAATTAAACTATCCTGATGAACCAAATGACTTCCATTCACTTCAACGATAACTGCATCTTTCATATACAGAACAGTTTCTCCAACCTCTACTTCCATTGGAACTTCAGCAGTAGCTCCACCGGTTTGTTTTACTACTCCTTCGATTGGAGTATTTGATCTCGAAACTGCTCCGGCAGGAATGATAATTCCAGATGGGAGTACTTTCTCTTTATTAGATTCGCTTTTTGGCTCCACTAAGAGTAACAATGATTTTATTTTTCTCATCGAAATATGATTTTACGACTAGATGTTCTAGTCTTGATTTTGAAATTTCTCCTGTTTCTGGATTCATGCAGTAAGCTACGGTAAATTCCTCTGCCATGCTATTTCCTTCTGCTCCGTTCTGATATGACGACTGAGAGATTAGAATAACCTCGGACTCAACATCATCGACGATTTCCTCATCTTCCAGCTTAACAACATATGCAGTAAGTATCTTCATTTTGAAAAATTAAACTTTATTTTACCAATTGCAGCTTCAACTAACCCCACCGATTCCATGACTTTATCATCATCTAAATTACCGATTAAGAACTGATTTAAAGAATGAATACAATTTATCATGGCAGAATTTTGCTCCTGAATAAATGCCGTCATGCCTCTTTCTTTGATCATTGCCACTCCGGTTTCACGTTCCCTTTCTGCATCTAATTCTGCTCGACAAATATACATATATTTATTTACTAAAGCAGCAAAATCTTTATCTGTTTCGCTTCGATCTGAAATAGTTTTATTACAATGGACAACAGTTGCATGGTCTTTGCCAAATCGTTCCGCATTTTTAACTTGGGATACTCCTGGCATTGTGTCAACGAAGGACATGCACAACTGCCTGGCCAATACTACATCTCCATCCCTCGTCTTTGTAAATAACCTTTGAACTGGAACTCCACACATTTCTGCTGCACGTAACTCCCAAAATTTATACGTCATGTTGTTGATTTTTAGATAAATGATAATAAGTGTTTTTCAAACTGATCCTGAGTTAATTGATGCAGGAAGTACTTCAACACTGCATCTACCGACAGGGAATAAATATTCTGGAACTCTTCGTCGTCCATAGATTCAAAACTAATAGATAATGGGATTAAATGCTGCTCCCCTTCCATATCGACATGAATGTCTGCGTGTCCGATCATCAATGCAATTTCCTTCCTTAGAAAATTAATATTCCTAAACCGGTCGTATTTTTCCTCTTCTGGGAGAAAGTAAATTGTCGTATTGAGCAATGCGAAGTACTTCCGATGAAATGCCACGTTTCTATCCTTCCATGTTTTAATGGATACCCAATCACCTTCTTTCAGCTTTAGCGATTTTTTAAAGTCATCGGCTGATTGAGGCTCGAATGAAGTAGTGTCTTTTGATATGATTGCTTTAAATTCCATTATTTCTTCATCATTAATTCGAGAATATTTTCCATCACTACCTCTTCCGTATTATCTTCCGCCCCGGTGATAATCCCAGACATCTCTCTTTTTTCGGCAATTATCTGGTAGATATATTCATCCACAGTCCCCTTGCCAATAAAGAACGAGTCCTGCACCGCATTTTTCTGACTCATTCGGTGGCATCTTCCTTCGTCCTGTTCAACATCCTTCTGATTCCACGGAAGTTCCAGATGAACCATTATGGAAGCCGCCGTCAGCGTAATTCCTACTCCACCAGCCTTGTAGTTTACGAAGAATAACTGCTTGTCTGACGGTTCAAAATCATGAGTCTCTTCATTGTGCCTTTCAAATTTTTTTCCACATGCGACGCATTTCTGAAAATCATACTTTGCTTTATCTTTTTGAACTTCAGTTTCACTGCCTGTATAGAAAAGTGCATCTGGAAATGTTTTTCTCAATTCATCCACAACTTCCTTTAAATAAACAAATACCACTATTTTTTCCCCAGACAAAAGAATATCACTGGCATATTCCATAAAATCAGAAATCTTTCCCCTTGCAGAAATACTTTTAAGTACACCTAATTGTACGAGAGCTTTAGCCCTCATACTTTTAGCTATCTGCTGGTCGGTTGCATTTTTCCATTCCCTGTAATATCTTTCAAGATCAACTATTGCCTCATCGTATTCATTTTGATTTGTGATATTGCAATAAACCTTTTGTCTTGTCAAGGCCGGAAGCTCTGTTAAAACCATAGCCTTGTCCCGTCTAAAATAACAGTGCTTTCTAAGGATGTAATTAATCTCGACCCAACGGTCCTCGTCTGCGGCCATTTCTCTAAATCCCTTTACTCCGCCAAAATAACTGATCTTATCAATTGCCATTAATTGAGGCAAAAGGTCTATGGGTTTGTTCACAATAGGCGTACCTGATAAAAGCAAACTTAGCTCTTTACCCCTTGTTATTCCGTAAGATAGCTTGGATTGAATAGTTTTTGCGTCAGCCAGTCTATGAGATTCATCACAACAAACCGACTTGAAGATATTAATATTTGGATGGAAGTTTACATGTTCAAGGCTCAACTTCTCTCCTGGCGGAGTTTTGATGTTCACGACAAAATATTTCTTTAGCGACTCGTAATTTACAATGAACACATCGAACATCCCCATCTGATGAAATACCGGCCAAGTGTGCTTTACGGAGTCAGTTAAAATTAACGGCTTGTGCTTATCTGTCCATAATTGCCACTCTTCCATCCAGTTTAACTTTAAGTTTGCCGGACAAATTATAAGGCATGGAAATAAATTAAGCGCAATTATCGTTGCAATAGTTTCGGCGGTCTTTCCAGTACCCACCGCATCCCCATTTATACAACTACCGTGAAGAATTGGGAATGCTACTCCCTCTTCTTGATAACCCCTGAGTGTCATTTTTAAATCAATCTTCCTATCCAGCTTAGGCATTTCTGCTATCGGGATGTCAAATATTTTTCTTTTTGATTTTCCATCAGGAAGCTGAAATCCGTATTTTTCACCAAAACTAAACACCAAGTCCTTATGTCGCGCATCAACTTCCCATCTTTTATACTTAGTATTTAGTTGCGCATCAGGAAGCTTCATTACAGCGAAATTAATTCGCTTATTGAAGGGGAAGCTTATGTAGAAATAATTGTCTTTCCAAATGATAATTTTCATAACGAGTAATTCATTAGTGATTCGTAAGCTCTGTCATCAATGCTTCCTTTATACTTCTCGGCTACGCGACGTATATTTTCCTCTTTCGCTGCCTTATGAACCTCAAATGCTTCTTCCTCTGTGCTGAAACTCCCTAATTGGACTCTTTTTGCATCCACACTAACATAAGCATAATACTTCCTACCATGCAGAACAACTCCAATTTTATACGGACCCCTGGCGCTATTGTGATTTCCAAATATGCAATTCAATTCAAGAGGAAGAAAACAACAAGTTTCAGGAGAATATACTTTATTGTTCTTTACAATGACGTCTTTGTCTAGCATCCACCCATCTTTTCTTTTTTGCTCGGAATGCCATTTTGCAAAATTTTGATAATCAAGCCACTCCTCCACAATACTACAGCCCCTATACGTGGGTCTCTTGGTGTGAAACTTATCGTCATAACACCTATAAAGTATTCCAGCCCAATCATTATATGCCTTTAATTTTTTACCATTAATCTCGCATCGATATTCACCACAACCCATATATCCCATTCCATATACTGTCGGAAATAGGAAATCTTTTGTTTTTCCATCCACCAATCTCGACATCACAGTTTTTGCCACAAATCCCGTATCAAACCTGACGACAACATTTTTTGCGTTGGTGTATTCTATTATAGTGCACCAGCTTCCGAACGTATTCTTATATCTTTCTCCAACCCTGTCATTCTTTTTCATAGTCCTAAATATTTTCTTTATTTTTTCCATAAAGGAGATGCCACCGGAAAAGCAACTCCTTGGCTTTTCTTTCTCCTGATTTATAAAATTCACTTTCTCTGTTGATAAAAACCTTAAACACTCGATGAGGTTTAATTTTTGAGATGCCAATCAATACATCTCGCTGCGAATTTTCTAATTGCATATACATAAATCGCTGCCGGTCGTAATTAAAGTGATAACAAGCAGCCTCGAACTCTCTCTGATTAATTGCCGCAGTGGATTTAATATCTCCTCCCCATCCCCAATCAGATCTCCACAAGTCCCACTTACACCTACAATCCATCTCAAATTTATACCCTTCATATTCAAACTCTTTGTTTTTTTCGATGGTAATTTTTTGGGTGTCAGCGCCTGTGGCTATCATTTTACAGAAATCATCTTTCCAGAAAGCTTGCTTCATCGCCACGATGGTATCGAACCTTGCCTTTTTAAATGGCTGACCATCCAGTGTTCTCTTGAAGTAGTTTACCCGATGCTGTTCGGTGATCATTGCATCAAGTAAGCTACCATCAAGATATGCTTCGGTAGCATCTCTCTGATCCCGGCCACTCAGTTGATCGTCGAGCCATCCAAGGTCAGAATTACTAACTTCGAGTCTGGAATAGTATGGGTCGTTTTCTGCCGCCATTATTTCAGCTCTATTGGTCGCCAGTGAGTAACTGAATCAGAAAATGAAGAAGAGCCCATCCACTCCCACTTACTGTCCTTGTTTTGCTTAAACTTACTTCTTTTGGAAACTGTATATTTTCCATTTATAGTTCTTACCAAAACAGAATTTTCAGTATATGTGTACTTTTCGGTTTCGGTTAAGCTATCTGAATCTTCTGGGAACTCTTCTTCGACTGGAATCCAACGTTGAGCAAATTCAACACCAGCCTTAAATGACTGATCTTTGTGTAAAAATTCGCCTATCGTATTGTGAATGTGCTCCAGCACTCCTTCTTCAATTGTTTTCACTTGGCTTTATAAATTGGTTCGTAAACTATCAACTTACTCTGGATAAACTCATCATTTTTGGCAGCGTACTTCTCGCAGAACACTTTCATTCTGGCAAAAGTCATGGATTCAAATTTTGACTCCGGCAAGGTCTTGCCTTCATTTTCAAACCAGAACTGAGCCATTAAAAGATAAGCGGCATTGTTGAGAATCTTAATAGAGTATCCCTCTTTTACTTTTGGCGCCTCAGAAAATAAGTCAGCCTGAGAATCTACCATGGCCGATGCCATTTGTCCAGATGCTGCGACCTGTGCTTCTGATTCGGATTTTATTCGTTGTTCTTCAGCTAATTTTTCGATCCTTTCTTTTTCTTCAGCCTGACGGGTTTTTTCAGCCTCTTCATCTTCGAGTGCTTTTTTCTTTCTCGCTTCCTCGTCGACAATAGCTTGCAATCTCGCTTTTTCAGCCTCTTCTTCTTTTCGTTTATTTTCTGCTTCGAGTGCGAGTTTTTTGGCGGCATCCTGCTCCCTCAATGCCCTTCTTTTGTCCCATGCAGCCTGAATACCTACTCTTCTTTGACGTTCAGATTCAATGGCTCTAAGTTCGATTTCTTTCAATCTTTGGACTTCAAGATCATGTAATTGCTGATATTTAGATGGGATCATATCCAAAAGTTCGCGGCTAAAATCTTCGATGTCTTTTTTGAATACTGCCGGACCCGATAGGACTAATCCTTGGTATATTGGTCCAACTATTGCATTAAATTCTTCATCCGTATGATGCTTAAATTCAGGCATGTGAATTGCAAAATTAAACATGCCATTGGAAATGTTATTCGAGAACTGGCCGATTTCTTTTGCCGCTGATTTTATTGTTTCGAGATTCAGTGCATTAAACCAGTCAGTCTTTCCGGTTTTAAATTTCAGTACGAAATTTGTGTACTCCGAGGAATACATGATCCGGTAATTCCTGGCAATATCAATAGCTTCAGATTCTTTGGCCAACCTTAATGCGGCCTGACGTTCCAATTCCTGACGCTCCTGCATCTTCCTGGTTGCGTAATCATCCCTGAACTTTTGGCACAATGCGATGGATGCCGGTATTTCATTTTCAAGTGAGGTAAACTCCTTGGCAATGGCGGTCATGATCTGGGTGAACGGACTCCGCTTTTCTTTCATTGAAGTTACGGTGAGTTTTGCTTTCCGGATAAACTCAGAAAGCTGCTCGTCCATTACATCGTCCATCTTAGCCTTAGCCATATCACAAAGCTCATTTGCTCTGATTACAGCCCTGTCGTGACTGTTCCTGTTTTCTTGCAATACTGCGGGCGCAGAAGAAATAAGCTGCTTAAATTCTTCGACTTTTACAATTTCTTCTGTCATCTTAAAATACTTTTTCGTCAGGATTTTCTTCTTTTGGGATAACTACTGCTGCCGGAGTACTTTTAGGCGCAGAGAATGTTTCTTCTTCTTGGTCTTCATCTTCCAACACTGCATTTCCAGAAACTTTCAGCTTAGTGTAGGCTCGCATTGCATGTTTAATACATTTTGCTTCAAGGAATCCGGGATCGATCTGGCCATCAACAGAGGTGTATAGCGCATTGGCCTGTGGATTTGGATTGGATTGATTCGCTTTTGGAGTGGAATATTTCATCAATCTTGCGATGTCATCTTCAAGCAACCATTTGAAGTCAATGCCGTCGTGGGGAAGAACGATTGAACACCACACGCCAAAAATCTTCTTGGATTTTCGAGGAATGGCCGGAAGGTAATCTACCCTCAACTCCCCACGATCATTTGTTTTGGGCTGGAATTTATCACCCTCATAAAGCACGATTGGGTTATTCATCCGGATGATCTGACCAGACTTGATCCGCATATTCAACTCCCCATAAGCAGTGATCACAAGTCTTGCCACTTTCACCCAGTTTTCTTTTCCTTCCTTGGGTTGATTTGCATTTCTTGCTTCAAGGTAAGATTCTGACTTAGCTCCTGGCTGAACAGAAAGTCCATTGATGGCAATTTCCAGGAACGAACTATACAAGCTCAGTCCGGTTGAAGCTTTCAGCCATTCATTTTCAAATACGATCTTTTTGAAGTACATAGCCTCACGCTCATAAATCGTTTCAGCGTTTTCTTTTGACATTCTGTGAACTCCGGTCAATACGTTGATGAACGATTGTTTTACCGGTTCTTGGTCAACAATGGTAGCTTTATTGGCTACGTCTAAATTTGGTCTTTCCATGGTGTTATTTTATTTTGGTTAACATTTTTGGTGAGTAGTAATATGAATTCTCTTCAACGGTAAAAGTATCGATGCGGGTTTGCTCCCCAATAGTAGCACATTTAGTAATCATTGATTTTGTAAAAACAATTCCTTCTATTGTCGCAAGAAAATATAGCGATGATAGTCTTTTCAAAGTTCTTACCTTGTCTCCTTTTTTTAAATTTTGGTTTCATTTTATTGAATTTATTTCTTGTCAAAAGTATGTATATATATTTATATTCGCAAGCGATTTTGTTATTTATACAAATTATAAATAGATGCCTATTCTTTTATTCAAAACTTCGCGTAATTCAATCCTTTTTTCGGGAGGATAAATGGTTAGATTACTTTTAAGCTCATTCCTAATTTCCATGGCTACCTCTCTGATTCGCTCAAAGTCCCGTCTCGATAAGTGGACCGGCTGGATTCGTTTTAATGATTCTACCTTTTCGAGATATTCAATGCCATAAGTGTCGATCAATCCCTGTCTGTATTTCAAGTTATCCCCAGACTTCCAATGATTAGATTCGAAGGATTGGTTGTGCAAATTATGTAGGTTCAGGCAGATGGTTCGATTGCTCGCCACACTCATGAAATGCCCGGCATTCATCTTATTGTCATACAGCCCTGTCGCCAAGCACGGTTGCCCATAATCTATCAGTCTGGCGATTTCGTTTATTACCGGCTGAACGTATTTTGCCCGGTACGCATCCGGACGAAGTAATTCAATCTTCTTCTGTCGATTTTCCTCCTTTTTGATCGACTGTTCTTTTTTGGCTTCTTTTTGAACATTCGTTTTAGCCCTAATCTGAGCCTTTTGAAGAACTTTATTTCCAGATGGAGTAGTTGTAAGGAAAAGGTAAAAACACTCCTTACAGAGTCCATATCGGTGCAAAAACGCCTTATTGCCGCATCCGATAAATCCTATTGCCGGTCCGCTTCCTTTTTTACAAGGCTTTAATTTGGCTTGAATCATTTCATCTGTTTTAGTAAATGAATGGCCACGTCGATTGCTTCACCAATAACTTTTGGGTTGGGCTGCACCGCGCTGTCGTCGCACCTGCGCCATTTGTTGTATTCTTCGAGAATCTTAATTGCTTCTTGTAGGCTCATGGTGTCTTTCAATTGTGTGTTTATAATTGATCTTGATTTTTACCAACTCTTCAGAATATTCGTAGAAGGATCCGTAGTAGTCTGCTTCTTTTGCGACGTAGTTCCAAAACTCGGGTAGGTCTTCTGTTTTGATCAGGACTTGATTTCCGAGATTTAGTTCGTGTAGGATTTGTTTCATAATTTTATAATTCTTGATTTATCCGAAGCTGTATAAAGTTTTCGGAATGATTTGCAGCATCCAGACTTACCGTTTCGAGGCTCGTATAAATCACATTCATTTCCACATGGATCACCTCCTTCTGATTCCTTGGCCCCTACTTCTCCAATGGCCTTACAGTAGAAGAACCCATCCTCACCTGATTTCATTGCTTCAAAAACTATCCTTTCGGTTTCTTCATTATCTCGCATTTGCTGCTTATGTGCTGGAATTGTATAGCACATTTCTTCATCATTGTCTGAAAAATAATATTTTGCCATAATTTATAATTTTTCGAGTTTAAAATTCTTTAGTTTAAGAGAGTAAATCCTCATACATCCCAAGTGCCCTAATTTAAGCCTTTCCTTATCGGTCCACTCCTCGGCAGTAGGATTAATCTTGCAGTTCCGGACAATATCAACTCTTGATTCCATTTTTGTGTATCCAGAATATCTGACTTCAACTCTTCTTACAATCATTAATCCTGCTTTATCCGGGATATTTTCAAGTGCAAATTCTTTCAACCATTCCGGAACTGCAAAGAAAAGTTTTTGAATCAATCGATGGGAGTGATCATGACCCTTTGTTTTATCTTTCTTCAAGTCGGCCTTACTAATTTTTATTTCAATCTCAGTAGCCCATCCTGATGGATATAAAACGAGTAAGTCACATTCGTGCATTCCATTCATTCCCCAGCTGATGTTTGGAATTATGATATTCTTTCTGAAATCAAGTTCTCGCATTAATGCAAGTTCCATCTGTTCTGTGGTAAGTTTTGGTAGGGTCATAGCTTTTCTAGTTCGGTAAGAACTTCTTTCCAATACTGAATTTTATATTCGTCAGGGACATTCAGCCATGCTTCGTCTGTAAGGCATCCGAGTTTTATAATTCTCTGGACGCAGACCTTAGCGCACTTCTTTGAATGTGAGTGCTTTACACGAAACCCTTTCATGGAATTGAATAGGTCGATAGCTTCTTCGGATGGCGTCTTCATGGATAAGTTTCGTTTAGTCTTTCTTCAAGACGGTTCATTTTAAAAATAACTCTTTTGTTGATCTCGTCGATTGGAAACATTTTCTCTGCCTGTCGGATCATGATTTTTACATCAGCAATTTCATCGATTACGTTTTTATACTTCTGATCCTTGTCGCCACGAATCCGTTTTAATTTCTGCATGGCCAAGGCAAGTTCAATGCACTCTTCAATAATCATTTCACATTGTGCTTCAAATCCCCATTTTTCAATTGCTTTTCTGAGGATTGTGTCGTCGATAAATTCTTTTACGTTCATGATTAAAAAATATTTGGTTCGTTATAAATTGGTATTTTTGAGGATGGGCCGGATTGCTGCTCGGGCTCAAAAGCGTACTTCAACTATTTTTGATTCTGTTGGATCAACTATTTTTGGATATAATCCCATATCATTCTGGTCAATCTCAAAATATATAGGATCAAACTCTTCGCCCCTAGTATCTTCCGGAGACATTATTGATTGCCTTTTGTCTTGTGAATTTTTTTCAAACCGAATAACCGTTTCGGCCTTATTCACTAATTCAGTTCCAATGTGACCCCTAGCTTTTCCGCCTTCCTTATTCTCATGTAATACGCATGATATGTGTATGTTTTTTTCTTTTGTCCATTTCAGCAGCTTATCACTAATCATTTTTGCCTCTTCTTGCGAATTTATATCTGTTATCAAATCCCGGATTCCGTCTATTATTACATATCCTAGATTTGCTGCATTATAGATCAAAAATTCAACTATTTTTAGTCTCATTGATGTTTCATATTTTCTTAATGCTATTGCTCTAAAATTAGGATGCTGTCCGTCATGTAAGGAAACATTAACAACTGAATTTACGAATCTATATACGTGGTAGTCTGATTGCTCTGTATCAATAAACAACGTCGTTAGTCCGGGCATATTCGGAAGAAATTTATCGTATATTTTCACATTATACCCAAGACTAGCAGCAATCATTGATAACCCAAACGTCTTCCTACTCTTAGCCTGTCCTTTGAATAGAGAAAAGTTTCCTTTGGTGAAAATCGGGATATTTTTATCACACTCAATAAGACTCATTATTGCCGGAGGCTTATTTATCGGGCAGTTAAAGCTAATTTGCGAATCCTCAACGTACGACCACATCTTTGCCTCATCATCCTTTGCCGGAGTTACCCTTTTGGTTTCGGGCAAAAGAAATGAATTTAATGAGTTAGTTAAATTATCAAATTGGCTCATATTTTAGAATTAAATAGGTCAGTTAGTTTTATTTTACTTATTGCATATTGCGTAAAGTCTTCACTGAATCCAGTGTCAATATTAAATTTTATTTCCTCTACCGAAAATTTTAATTGAAGATCGATGAGCATATTCCACCGTATAGGTTTTTTGAGCTGTGATTGTACTCCCACAAAGTATATCATAAATTCCTCATCTAAATATCTAATAATAGATCCATCAACAACAGAAACAAACTCATCTGGTCTAAACGTCTCCTCTACTAATGCAAGTATGTTAATAAATAACTTACCGTACTCTAACTCATCAACTAACCCTATTACATCAACATTTCTTAACTCGTTTATGTACCTGTGACATGTTAGAATATATTCCTTTACCGATTGAGCTTTTTTGTCCTGATAAAAATTTATAAGAGACTCAGTTTCCTTTATATATTTTTGCTCGTATATCATTGAACAAATCTATTTTCGATCCAATTATTCATAGTTAGGTATAGCGACTTCTTTCCCTTCCAATACTTTTTATCATTCTCTATTTTAGTCACAATATCCATCAGTTTCATTCCGTTTGTTTTTGCCTTTTCTAAAAGCTTATTAAACTGTTCGAATGTTATCTGATTTTTAATAGACAAAATTCCTGATAGTTTTTCTTTGGTTTCATTTTCACCAAAAATGAACTTTACAAAGAAGACGTATTTTGAATCTGAATTTGATATTTTAATTTCAGAATCGTAAAACTGAGAATAAGTAAATACGCTAGTATTTACATCTCCTTTACTTTCCTTTACTTTACTTTGTGTACTAATGTAGTCATTAACTATATAAGTGCTATCATTTAGTAGGTTAATGTCAACATTAACTAAGTATTCTTTAATTAATTCAACAGATTTTCTGCGAGACGTTGCCTCTATAAATCTCAATTGAATTCCATGAGAAGTCAGAATATTATATTTTTTATACCTTTCCTCATCAAATATTCCATGTCTTATTGAATCATTAATGATAGCATTAACTAAGTTGATATCTACATTAACTCTTTTACTGAATACAATAACCGAGTCTTCGCTTACATTAATAAAGTATCCGTTAGCATAAATCTTTTGTAGAAGTTTTATTACTACTCCGAAGCCTGTAATATCATACTTCGCCTCAATGAGCTCTATCTTATCATCCATTGAGACATCGAGCGGAAAGTAGTCTAATCCGAATTTTATTGGTCGTGCCATATTATATCAATAATCCTAGTTTTTTCAAATTACCAAAATGATCTTCAATCAAGCTTCTTAGTTTTTTAGGAGCAGATATATTAAAGCCTACATTTTTACCAAACCTAGTTATTGATAATATAAGCTTACCTTCACACGAAATAAAGCAAACAATAGTTCCATCAATATCATATGCGTGTCTTATTATCTTTAGCATCGATATATTTACCACCTTCAGCTTGAATCGTTCTATATCCTCATGGCATTTCTCGCACAGCGTGACTAGGTATTTATCATCAACAGACCATGGATCCTTTCCGTATTTTAAATGATGTACATTTAAAGTAGATTTATTATCACCACAGGCAGCGCAAGTAAATAAATCTCGCTCCATAACCTTCAGTCTCTTCTTTTGCCACCTTGGGTCTTTAAGTTTATCCAAATATTTCATATACAATATTTTAGGTTAATATTTTTAACTTCAATTAGCCGAAAATCTATTCGACGTAAATCAAAACAGCACCCTCAATGCGAACTGTTTTAACTCTGCCTGACTTAACCATCTTATCGACCGCAGCCGGGGTAACGCATATCTTTTTTGCGTATGCCGTCTTAGTCATTAGCTTGGTCCTATCCACCTTTAAATTATCCATAGGTTAATATTTATTACTTTTTATTCCGAAAAAACCCGAATCACTTCGGAGACTCAAAATTAAATAAATTATCCAATAAATTTTATTTTTCTTTTATGCTGCGCAACAGTGAAACCTTATCTGCCTGGAGTTGCCAGAACTTAGCATTTTTATATTGATATGATACGTGCTGACCCTGTACGTGTACAATATTGCCTTCAAGTATCAGATCATATAAATCATCGAATACGCTTGATTTAACGCTTATTTGATGGTATTCTACTACTCGCTTCACTCCTCCGTCCATTGTGCCCTTAAAAGAGTCCGTAGCTATATAGAACGTGGCCGCGGTAGTTCCGTTTTCAAATACAGTTACCTTTCCTCCGGCTTGAACGGGTCCAATAAGGATAGAGAAGTTTGTAGTAGATAATTTCATTTGGTGCAAAAATTATAATACCGGACTAGATTTAAAAAGTACGGAGTAGGATCCTGTTTCTTTTCCAGCCACGACTTGATTGTTTCAAAACTTGATCTGAGGAATTTCTTAGGATCATCAATTGTCATCTCACCTATAGATGCTGCCGGTAGGCTAGATAACGAATTGAAGTAATCCCTGTAAAATTCTGTCATGTAAGTCATTGCTTCTACCTCATTCTTGAACTGTATGAGTTTGAAATCAGGGTTGATAGTGATCATTTCTGAAAACGACTCTATCTGGGTTCCGTGGGGAATATGTAGTAGAAATCTCAGTGATCCTAATCCGATAATCTCATCCATAATCTTTACCTTCGTGAACGTCGTGGCCTCGGTTAAGAACTTGCCGGGTATTGAATTTCGGAGCAGAATAAAAGTTTTTTCATTCTTATCCAATATTCCAATATTAGGGATGGCGCCGTGAATAGTTTCTACTCCGACGATTAAATCTCCTGTTCCGTTGGGCTCAACAGTCAGGAAGTTTCCTGATTTGTCTGGGACTTTCATAGGAGTCTTTTATCAATTGCCAAACCCTGTTCAATAAGTCCGTAGACGTCGAAGTGATTAGCGAAAAGCGCATTCATTGTTTCAAACCTTAAATTATTACATAAATTTTCTGATTTTTGTAATCCAATTTTTACATAGTCAATCCTGTCAAGCAGATCATCATATTCTCTTTCAGAAAACTCATCAAATACTTTTTCGTATTCCGGATCTAGTAGCGCAGATAATGGAATTAAAAAGGGTTTTATTTCATCTAGCTTATACTTTACCGTCCCTCTTTTATCAATCCTTGCCTTCACTAATTCATCCCTGCATATAGCCCAAAATTGTCCTTTATCCGTCTGAAGGTCATAAGGTAAATACGGTAAAAGGTGTTTGATTTCTAATTTCATAACAACTATTGTAAGCGTTTAATTTCAGGAATAACCATTCCAAGTTTAATTGCAAGCGAATACACAGCCACAGATACGCGAACTTCTGTTCCTTCTGACATAACCACGACGTAGTAAGGATTGTCTCCTCTGGGCTGAATTTTAGCTATAGATGCTACGTCTTGTCGGTTGACAAATTCCTTTGTTGCAGTGTTAGGCCAGTCAAGTGACCATATCTGATATTTCATTTCCAGGTACAAGCGTTCTTCTTTGGTTGGAAGAATCTTCTTGTAGTCCTTGATCCATGCAAGGTCTTTGATAATAGGTTCATACTTGCATTTCACTGTTTTTATATGACCCCACATTCCATCGCCTATGGGGTAATAAATTTTCAGTCCTGCTGATGTTGGTTCGGTTTTGATCTGGTCAGTATTCATAGATAAAAAGTATTTGTTTGTAATCGATTTGAGTCAACTCAATATCTCCTATCCAAACTTTCTGTCCTCCTTTAAGAACGGATAATCTATCTCCGTCCTTTACTTGAGGCTCTCCTTCAGGGGCTCGTCCTGCCAACACGACATTGACATCAATTAATTTCGAATTGTCACTTACGACAATTACAGACTCGCGCTTAATTGGTACTACGAGTAACTTTTCTGGGATTGATCTTCGGGAGGTCATAGTTTGGAATAATGTCAGGTTTGCGGGTTACGATCAGTTCGTAGCCTTCTGTTTTTGTTTCGAACCTCCGGTTGCATGAGAGTTGGTAGTTATTGATCGTTGATCGGATAACCATCGTTCTCTGCCCCCAGAATTTCACATCCTCTCCTACTTTCAATTTCTTGATCGTAGGGAGTATTGCTTTAGGGTAATCGTCTTCTCTTGCCATAAATAGTTTTTAAATTTCAATGCAAATATATAAATTATAAATCAATATATAAACATACGAAGAAAATTATTTTGATTGTCGTTCAATCCACTCTTTCTTAAAATCTTCGAGGGATTGTCTAGGATTAAGCACTCCGGCAAGAGCCATACCTGTTCCTAAGTAGTCAGGATCCGGATAAGCTTTATATCTGAAGTTTTGTGGTACTGAGAGTACATGTGTTCTACTGTGGACTACTTTAGTCTGGAACATGTCGGATACTTTGACTGGGTCTTTCATGGTCATAGATTAAGTATTTATGCTTATACTATTATTGATTATATCAATGTCTATTATTTCATACTCCATCTCATTGTCGATTAAGCATTTAATAATAAATTCCTTGTGTTTATTTTTAGTATCCAGTAGGACTCCATTGTTATAAAAACAAAGAGAATCTTTATCTTTTACGAGATGCCTATGTATTAGGTAGTGGGTTGGTTTATCTAAAATAAACACGGAGTGCGGAAAATTATAATTCCAGTGGTGTATGTATTTATTCCTATCCAAATTTATTTTTTTTTTGAGAAATACCTATTTGAGTTTTTGGATCCTGTTATATCAGGATTCTCCGTCATAAATTTTGCATTTGACTCTTTTATTTTTTTCTGGATTATTCTTGGCCCACATCCTTGCCTTGTCCCTATACTCCAATCTATAATATTTATTCCTACCCCTAACTCTTTCTGCATCAAGACCTTCTGGGGTTGATCTATTGTTGAATCCTATTCTTGAGCTATCTATTTTTGCACATTCTTTGCACTTACCAAGATGCCCATCTCCCATCGCTGGATGTTTATAAAATTCAGAGATGTCCTTTTCTTTGTTACACTTAAAGCAAATCTTTGTATATCCCATTTCATTAAATTTAATTATTATACAAAGATATTAATTAAAATGGAAGTTATACTAAAATGGAACATCCTGTCCATCGTCTGCTGTGCTGCTTTGAAATCCTGCGCTCTCGGCACGTTGCTGAACAGCGGAGTTATACTCAGAGGTTTCTGCACCGGCTAATTCCATTTTCCACAGTTTTAGGTTGGTGGCATAAGCGAGTTGTCCATTTGCTTTGCTCGTGTACTCATTCCCGACTACATTGGCGTGAACTGTAACGGTAGCCCCTGCTTTGAATTTGTCGATAATTGGATACTTGTCGGTTGATACCTGAATCTCGTACTTGTTACTGTACTTGTCATTGGTCATGTTCGGTTCTTTAACCCGCAGGAATCGGGATTTAAACCCATTCTTGTCAATCTCCGGAGTAATGGAGATAATTTGTCCTGTAAATACTAATGCTGCCATTTTATAATTGGTTTAAAAATGATTCGAAATGAACCGGACAGTGCAAACCTATCCGGTTCTGCAAACTACACAGCTTAAAGTTGATGTAGAATTTCTTCCTTTACCCGATGCTGATTAAAGCATGGAACCCCTATCCTATAAGCCACAATCAAAATTTTCAAAGTACTGAGGAAATACAAAGACTCGAACTTTGTGACCAATTCCCGACTTGCTTTGTCAGCCTAATCATTGGGTTATTTCCGTCCCACTACCTAAGTCAGTGCAGTGATTCTGTCCTTTTATTTCGTACCCTTAGGATCGGGCTTTGTGATTGGCTAACCGATCAAAGTATGCCAACCTGATTTGTTGAAATTTTAAATGCATTTAGTCGTAGCGGATAGATTTTACCATCCTGCTTCTGAGTTTTAAATTACTAGCGCATAACTAACTTCTCCTTTCTATTCGTGTTAAAAACTTCTTAGTGCCTGGAAACCCCCGACTTATTTCAGATCGAGGGTTCAAGTTTAGATGTGCGGAAATGAGTTTCGGTTTAAGACTCCGGCCCACTTTCTGTCAAAGAGTGTAGTTTGAGATTTCCTGTTTGGTTTAGTTATCAGGAATCCCCATTTAGTGACAATTGTAACTGTCTGTATAATTACTACCACTTCTGGCACATCTACTGTCAATGGATACTTCAACATATAATAGAACTTAGTGATTTCGAATGCCCCTAACGTTAGGGCGACCCGTCCAACTACGCTGCTACTTTAGCTTCGCTATTGAAAAGTGAAATTGTTTTGCCTGTTACGGCTTGTCGCTCTCTTCTATCCATACTATCTGCCAGTCAAACCTAAAGTCTCCCCCCGATGGTGCGCGGTCGGATTTTAACCGAACCTTGGCCGTAATTATTTATCTTCGATGGCCCTATTCTTCAGAACTTCCGCACTTTTTTTTGACAGTACTAACGCGACTGGTTAGCGATCAATTGGCGAATCGATGTGGAGGAGGTCGGATCTGCCCCGACGTGTTGACAGTTTCAAAATAGCCTCAATGAACGACTCAACAAAGATCGGAATAAATAAATATATATACAAATTATTTGCCCATTATTTTAAAACAAAAATGCCCCTGAATTACCAGAGGCATTAACTTAACCAATAACCCAAACCAACTAACTAAACTGACCGATTAAATATATAAAGATTATTGGTTAAATCAACGCATGGCTAAAATAGTTCTGATCCGGTACAATACCTATAAAGGTTCTGAAGTTCGTCAAGGTAGTCAATGTCTCTTATCTTTTGACCTTGTACGATCCATTCAAAGCTCATCGATGTGTAATTAAAAGAAAGCCTTCCGGGCATTCCGTTTAAAACAAATGAATTAGCTCCGGTCTTTTCGAATCCTGGCACATTCTTTAATTGCGATTCAGATAAATAAACCCGGGTAACGTCAGTAACTTCAAATTCGGATCCATCTTTGATGATTATCCTGATGCTGTCCTGATCCGGAATAACAATTTTGGATAATCCATGTTCGGTCTGTACGAAATTGCCTGATCTGAAATCTTTAAGGTCCATTTATTTTTCTTAATTGCGATACTATTGGCCAATATAACTTCCTTTTCCGACATCTTCCGATTAAATCCAGCGCGATCATATAGCTAACTTCTTTTCTGGGACCGCCATAGCCATAACTTTTGAAAATGAACTCATCAGAATCTTCAAGTAGTGGAGGAAATTCTCCTGGACTTACGATAGCAACTACCGATCCTTGTTTTATCGTTCCGGAGGATTCCCATTCCACTCTGTCATCAATATTTAATTCGTGCTCTGTCCTGGTCTTGGTAATCACGACTTGACATAAGCATTCGAATTCTATTGATCGGATTCGGTACATTACTCGGTGATGAGTTGGAAGTCTGTGTGTAGAACAGAATGTCTTTTCCGGTCATCTCCGATTAGAACAAGTGATCTCGGATCAACAGTATCACTTTCATATCTTTCGTAATAATGACCAATCTCGAAGTTATGGACGAAATCATTGCATAAGTACTTGCCGATATTTGGATTCTTCTTTACTTCCGTGACTTTAACAAAATGACCTTTCTCGTCGCGGGGTTCATTCTTGCGGGAGATTTTGTCCCTGAGTTTTTTATTTTCATCTTCCACAGCAATCTTATAATTTAGCAAACTTCTATTCGCCTCCAGTAGTCTGACATTTTCAGTTTCAAGCTCAATACATTTCCTTCGAAATATATCCTCATTCTTGTGAGCGTTCTGAACTTTGATTAGATCATCGGCTTGCAAATGAATATCTTCTGCAAGCATAGCACCTTGATCTTTAATGGTTTGTTTGGCATTACTTAAAGCGTTATGCAAGAACGCCACATAGACAATTACCGCTAGTCCTATACATACGCAGATAGCAGGGATCAAATCTTCAAGTGTTTGCATTAATTCAGGGCTGAATGGTGTCATGATTTTTAGTTTTATTGTTAGTAATTAATTCAAATTCCCAATCGATATACTCGCTCCAGGCTTTAGGTTCGCTACCGGGAGTGATCAAAACAAATTCAAGGTCTTTGCAGTAATGGCTACTTCTGCAACCAAAGAGCTTACCGCAGTTATTGCATTTGAATAGTGGCATTATAGTTTTCTTAGTATTGCATTGGCCCATTCCCTGGCATCTTCAATCATCCAATCATCATCATGATCGACAATGATAGAGTACAGTTCGTCAAAATCATCCTTAATTTCAGCCAACTTCTTCTCTGATGCCAGTTGTTTGGTGGCTAAATCTTCGAGCCAAGAAAGGTACTCTTCGGTAGGAACGTCAAGATATTCACCCTCGTCAGTGCAGATATTGTCTGTTGTCGCTGAAGTTCCGGTATCCGCTTTAAATTTAAGTTGTAGTTCTGTTATCATTTGATTTACATTAAAGTATCTACGTTATAATGCTGTAAAATCTGTAGTACGCACCAGAAGAATGCCAGTGCAATGATCAGGGCGATAACCACAATGTCCGGATGTTTGAATTTATTGAAGTGTTTCATCAATATTTATGGTTTTTATTATTCAACATCAACTTCTTTTGATTCTCGCGCTGTTTCCGGAGTTCGGCTTCATTACGGGAGCCGCCCTGGATAGATGAATACGCTAGGGTGGGTTGATTCGGAATAAAGGCGGGGATATTACTTCGTTTCTTTTTCATTTGATCGTATTTATGTCGATTATAATTCCTTTTTCAAAATAAGACTGATCGCCTAGCCAGAAGTGCCATGAGTAGAGTTGTTGAAAGAGTTGGAGTTGGTTATGGATATTAAGGGTGTGATTTCTCTTTTCGGTAGCTATTAAGTAACAGAACCCACCCTCTCTATCGTAATAAAAGCAATGATCAGAGCAATTACATCCGAATTCAAATAACGAGTTATTTACAGAAAACTCACCTTTTATCTTCAAGTTTACGTTTGCCATTTTAGCTAATTCAACAATAGGAGTTTTGCCACTTTCAAGGCATGGGAGGATCAGGTCGGATAAGGGGTGGAGAATCGGACTAAAATCGTTCAACCTAAAACCTTTTCCTGCCAATCCAAATGGTTTTAAAAACTTATCGTCATGCGTCCAATACTTCCAATTTCCATGGTTTACAAAGGAGTCAAGAATAAATATTTTATTGGTAACAACCCTTCCATCCAAAGTGTCATGTAGATAAGTGCATCTTAACCCACTCGCCAGATACGGAGTCAAATCTTTTAATTCAAGTTTTTCATTCATTTTGATCAGTTTTTAATTTCTCCGCAAATATAAATAAATATATATACATCATCCAAACATTTGATAAACTTTTTTACGAGAAAGTAGATATGGGTGTTTTTTGGAGACTACCGGGGCTGTTTATGAGAGTTCGGATATTTTACCAACCCCCGTACATGAGCCATATCTTAGTTTTAAGCCACGATCTCTGTTAAGATATACAAACTATCCACTTTGGGCGTGATCGTCCGAATATGGTCACTGTGGTAGGCAGAAATAGCTATTGATCGAAGTTGAGTTCATCCAATGCAGTTTTATCAGTAACACTGAGGTCATCTATGCCGCAAAACCCATTGCATTCCATCAGAGGTTTTGGTTCCCGGCCAGACATCATTGAAATATCTTTTACGTCCGGGAATTCAGGATTATGTTTTAGGAATACATACCCGCCATCCTTGCCTTGATCTTTCAGCATTGTTACCGGCTTGCCTTTAACCAAACTTAGTTCGTGCTCCATATCCGCCATAGCGGAAAATTTTTCCGGATATTCCCGACCCATTTTCTGCCAATACCCGATTCCACCCTGAACGCATCCAGTCTTAAAACAGTTGTTATTGTGAAATCCCAGACCATAAACTCGCGGTGGTTTAATCCCGGCATCCTGAATAATCTTAAACAAGTCCTTCTTTTGCAGTCCCATCATCATTAACGGATATATCGGGTTCGACTCCGGATAATTCATACTCATTCCAATCCCTCTCTTCGCTTCTTTAATGTCAAACCCGTGCGCCTGAAACGAATATTTCTGAGTTCGTTGAAATTCCAGTCTGATCTCGCGCTTCAATTCCGATGAGCATATTGCGCCGTTTGCCACATTCAATGATTTGTACTTTCTCCACACATCCTGAATCGAATCATATTTCCGGCCAATGAAAGTTAATCGCTCGATTTTCTTTCCATACCAAACCTCACAGTCC